ACAAGCGCTTATTTTTTAAGCTAAATGGCGCAAACAAGTGAGCACATGCGCAAAATGCACAATGATGCAAAACGCCAATTGATTCAGCGTTGGGTCCTTCCTGGGACCAAAGTGCTCGACTGTGGGTGCGGTCGCGGCGGCGATTGGCACAAGTGGAAGGCGGCTCGGGTCCACGTGTTTGCCATCGACCCGGACGAAGAGTCGCTGCGTGAGGCTGAACAGCGGGCTCACGATATTCAGTTCGGCGTCTGGTTCCTTGGTACCGGAAGTATCATTCAGGCGGCTTTTGCCGGTCCGTACGATGCCATATGTTACAACTTTTCGCTTCAGTACATTTGCGAAGACCCTGCGACGTACCGAGCATCTCTCAAGGCGATCGCCTGTTCCCTGAACCCGAACGGGCTCTTGCTGGGTGTTGTACCCGAGAAAGCCAGGGCTGAGGCGCTCGTGGACAAGTACGGACACTTCAAGGACCCCTTGGGCAACGAGTTTGCTTTGCTCCAGGGCGGGCGGCGCCTGAACGTTCGGTTGGTCGATGGGCCGTTCTATGCAGATGGCGGACGTGAAGAGCCCGTCTTGGACTCTACGGTTCTCGTCAAGGACTTGATGGTCCTCGGATTCGAACTGGTCATGTGGGAACCTATGCTTCCTCAACCCACGGGACTCATCTCCGATTTGTACTCAAAATTTGTCTTTCGTAAGAATAGGTAATGTGGCCAATCGTCGCAGGTATTTTGTTTGTGCTGTTACTTTTGGTTTTCTGGTTTCATCAGGAACCACCCATGTTGACCGAACTCAAACAGAGGTACTGGGCCACTCTTGATATGCTTCGGCAAACTGGTGACCCTATGTGGAAAGGGGTCCTGAAACCTTCAATACTTACGGGAATGAAAGGATGGGACAAGTCCAAAGGACCTATAGGTTCCAATGTCAATAAGGGATACGAAATTTACATCTGTCTGGATGGAGACGATGTAAACTCGGCTATGTTTGTACTCATTCACGAGCTGGCACACATGTCTGTACCCGAGTACGATCATACGACGCATTTTTGGACAAATTTCGAGGCTCTTAAAAAACTTTGCGTTGATAACGGTCTATATACACTGGGAGGGGAACGCAAGTATTGTGGGGACACGGTGAAAGACGGGGGCGGGCCCGAGAAACCGTAGGTTTCTCCCCCGGGCCTTTCGACTCTAGGCCCGGTCAATCAAGTACTTCTTAATAATGTAAAACACGAGAGCCGCCACAAAGGCCGTCACGGCCAAGCCTGTGAGCGACACGTCACCAGACTCGCCCACAAACTTGGGGACCATCGTGCGCAACCGGGACTGGACCGGCTTGGAAAAGGCAACCACGGAGGCGACGCCCGCCAAAGCCGCTTGGAACTGCTCATCTGTAAGACCGAATGGATTTCCTGAAGATCCCTTTTTCTTTTCCGCTGGGGGATTCATACGAGAAGCCGAAACTGCCTGAGGTTGCTGTGGAGCACCCCCGTATGGCGACCCAGAAACCTCGTTTTGCATCAACTCATCAATTGAAGTGGAAAAGTCAGCCATTTGAGATTCGTCAATCTTTTTTTCCGGCCTCAACAAACCCGTTGGAACACTCTTCTGAGAGGCTTCGGGGTCTCGAGAGAGGGCCTGACGTGCAATCTCTTCATTAACCGACATTTCTACACTTTCTGGAATCTCACTTATGAGAGTACTCGCGTCTGGGTTATAGGTAAGCATCCTTTCTGAATTTTAAAACGAAAATACAAAGGAAGGTCAAGCGCGCTTCACGACATTGACAGACCCACCTCGCCTCTTGACGGCGGGTTCGGGCTGAGCGGGTCTCAAAGCGGCACGGGGATTATAGTGCCTCTGATGATACTGCCAAAACGATGGGGAACCGACCCGAAAGTTGCGCCTGATGGGTGCTTTGTACCAAAACACACAGTCTGTGATACGGTTGGACTTGGAGGTGTTATCGAGGACCAAACACTCGTAGTTTTCGGTACACGCGTCCATAACTTGACAAAACTGGTCAAAGGTTGGGAACACGCCAAAGAACGCCTTGTATAGATTCTCACGGTTCTGACGGACGTTATCACGGAGCGCAAACACATAGTCTACGTTGGTACGAATCATAGGGGTCATATCCATACAGTACTGGGTCGTCATCATGAAGAAAATCTTCCAGTGGCGACCATTCATAAAGAGTTGACGGATAGCCGTGTCACGCATAAAAGACCTATCATACATACAGTCATCCATAAGGACAAAGACTGGTGAACACCTACCAACCGCCAAGAGCTTCTTTTGACGATCTATTATCCTTTCAAGGGCGTCACGGTTATAGTCCCCAAACACAAAGAGGTCCGGAATAAACTGCTTGTAGTACCCGTTCCCTTCCTCTGTCCCTGACATTGCTATACCGGCCGGTAAGTGTTTCTTGTGCCACAGAATGTCCGTGACGAGCGTCGACTTGCCCGTTCCACGCTTTCCTATGAATACGCAGACTTTGTCATCAGCCATTCTAGACGGATCAAACTTTCGGAGAGCCAAAGACATTCTCCTTTTCTGCAATTTTGAAACAAAATAGGGAGTGGCCTGGAGCGCGGAACAAAGACCGAAACAAATATTTCTATGTACTAGAGGCGACGCCATGTCAGCCGGATATATACAACTTGCCGCCCTTGGTCAACAAGACGTGTATCTCACGGGAGAGCCGCAAGTTACATACTTTTCGGGTATATACAAAAGACATACACCCTTTGTACTTGAAGCCTACGACATTCCTTTCAATGATCAGTACATAACATTCGGGGGAACAAGTATCTGTCACATACCACCGAAAGGAGACCTCATACGCGGTTTAACACTCAAAATGACTCTTCCTCCTTTATACAATGCTGGACAGGATTGGACATGGTCCACACCTCCAGGACCAACAAACGTTCCTCAGTTGTGGTTTGGACTAATAGATAGATCAACTGGAGTTGGAAGTATAACACAGGTTACAGGATCATCATTCGTTCCTTACTATTCAACAAATCAATACATCTCATGGGCTTTTCCATTTTTTCCAGGTTACGGATCTTACAACTCTCGTACGAATCAGTTTATTTTCACATACTCTGCGGGTTCTTTAGCTCTCGCGAACGTCATTGTTCAGTCATCTTATTCTTCTAATAATGCAGGTTCTTCTATTTTCTGGGGACTCGACCCTCTTGGGTACTCTTATATTGATACGTACGGAAATCTAGTGTATACTGCAACATCAAACACGGTAACTCCAGCGTATACTCTTCAACAGGCTGGATGGGTCCAAACGTCCGGGTTCGCCGTCAATACATTATCTAGCCTGCACGTGTCTCTTATTAATCCATATCCAACTGGAACTCCGGGGGTGAATCTATTAAATTTAAATCAAACAACTGCAGGTGTCCAATCGTATTATAATTACGATTCAACTGGCTCTTATAGTATATCAGTCGCTGGATGCGTTATTTTTAACACGACTGGTTATTTTCTCGTGAGAGCTGGTTTCAATATTGACGCATGTTCAGTACAATCGTTGAGTTACGTCGTTCTACCTTCGGATTACAACGGTACTATACCTTCAATATTTGCTTATACATCAACTTGTACTGTTTCTCCAACGCCTTCATCACCAGTTGTCATTCCTATCAATGTAACAACGTCGGGACAATATTACGCTTTTTTTGTAACCACATCTGGTTCAGGAAACTTTACACAAGGAACTTATTTATCCATAACTCCTGTAAATGATCTTTATCAATTTACAAGCAATATCAGTGTAACATCGGGATCCAAGGTTCCTTTGTACGGGAACACAACACCTCAAAACAATCCATTAACTCTTAATCAAACTTCAAACATAAATTTTTCAATTAACGGTGAATACCTCGTGACGGGTCTTTTGAGCGTTGCAAACGCCGTCACAAGTAACACGACCGAGGTGTACGTATCAAACGTAACATTTGGAAACTTGACTAGCTCATACACGTATGATATGTCTCAACAGGGTCGAAACCCCACATATGCATTCTCCATCCCCGTGGTCGCAAGCAACACTGCAAACTATTGGGTCAGTGTATCGACCCAAAGCAAAACGTCAAATTTGTTGACAAACTCGTTCCTTGCCATTAATCAAGTTGGCGTTAAAAACAATGACGTTGTCCCGGGTATTATTTTACCATATAACGGTGTTCTTCTACAATCAACTTCAAATACACTTTCTTCCCCTCTAAACCTCAAAACAAATTTCTCACTAAACGGAAACACGTCGGCTTGGGTGACGGTAAATACACAGGGTAACCTTGTGTTTCAAAATGTCGCATCATATATGTTGACCGGCGTGTTCTATACTACAAACACTGTTACGAATGTCATAATCACAAATTCAAGTTCAAACTTTTTACAGTATTATAACCCGACCCTTGGATACTCTGATTCTGCTCCATACACTATATCAGTCCCTTTCCATATTTCAGACAACACGGCATCGTACGGAATAACTCTTCAGATGTCCACCCCTACAGGTACAGTTACAACTGTTGGAAACGTACTTTCAAACACTTATATTGCAGTTTACCCTCTCGCGTCGAACATCTTTTCCGGAAGTTTTGGACAGATTTATAATTATTATGACGGTGTAGCAACACTAGCCGTTACCAAGGCTGATCTAAAGATTGGAGGACAAACTATCCAAAGTATTACCGGAGAGTACATAGAAGTCTGGAACGAGCTCAATGTTCCGTACGAGAATCAGCCCGGTCTTCAACTTTTGACTGGAAAATACGATACACAAACGAGTATAGGAGCTCCTCGTACATACTACGTGAACCTTCCATATTATTTTTACGGTAACCCTGAACTTTCTTTACCAATCACATCCCTCGGGAGACAAGACGTAGAGGTCTGGGTTACATTCAATAACTTTTCCAACTTGACTTCTGTTTCCGTGACAAACCCTACACTTTCGGCAACCATCATCACAGAATACGCGTATCTTTCTAATCCTGAAATTGACTGGTTCCAGAATCATCGTCTAGATTACATTATAACACAGTGTCAGTATGATTTGTTCCAACTTCCTCAAAATTTCCAGACTGCCATTTTTGATCTAAAATTCAAAAACCCTATCAAAGAACTGTTTTTCTTGATACACCCGAACTCCAATTTACCTTATAATTATACAACACCCGGTGGAGGTACTGAAACTGTAACCTTTGGTATGACGTTTAACGGTGCAGACGCCTTCTTAACTTCGACTACAAATAGTCTATACACTGGGTCTATTGAACCGTTCAACAAACACATTAACTTTTTCTCAAGACCCAATCAGATTACGATCCAACAACCAAACCAATACGGTCGTCAGTTTTACATGTACTCTTTTTCGACAAATCCTTTTGCGACCCTATCTTCGGGTCAGATAAACTTTAGTCGTATTAGGCAAGTTCTTCTCGAACTGAATATAAAAAACTCACTAAACAATTATCCGACAAAGACATTCAATGTTATAGCTCTGAGCCAGAATGTTTTAAGAATTGAAAATGGAATTGCCGGTATCATGTTTCAGTGAGACCAAGTCCACAGGACTTGTGAATCCCCTCCGGTGTCTAAAGGTTTTCAAGGGCGCCGAGCGCCTCTTCCTTTTTTCCTATGGATTTATAAGAATGGCCGGTCGTGCCAGTTTGTCTTTTCTGGGTCAAGAGGACATTTCACTAAGCGGTGACCCCCAAGTCACGTACTTCATCGAAAAGTATCAAGGTCAGACTCCTTTTGCTTTTCGCGTGGATCAAGTTATATTTGATGAAGCTGGTGTTTCATTCGGATCTGAAAATCATAGGATTGTTCCTAGGTCTGGAGATCTCATCACCGGGATGTACCTCTACACACAACCAGTGTTTCCGGCGGGAGTCCAAGTCTTGGACTCGGTTGGAACCCTTATGTTCCAGTATGTAGAACTGTATATAGGTACTGAACTCATAGAGCGTCTTTATAGTGAATACATTGAGATGTTGTATGATTTGACCATTCCCAAAGGGAAGCAGCCAGCCCTATCGTTTTTTAATGGAAAAAATCTGACGTATTCTTCACCTCCACAGACGGCGTATACCATCCCACTTCCCTTTTCCACCTTGAAAAAAGGCCTGCCTTTGTGTGCTTTCAGTGAGCCCGTGACTGTCCGCATCGTCTGGAACCCATCGACATACTTTACGTATCCACCAACTCTCGTAACAACACCGTTCACAGCTCAATTGAATATAGAATATACATACCTTTCTGAAAAGGAAATAGCCTATATTCAACGGGTCCCAAAGGGGTCTGAACAAGGTCGCCTTCAGATTTTTGAACAAGTTCAGAGGAACGAGTTTTTCGCCCCTGTAGGCGTCAGTAATGTTCAATGTAAGATTGAGTTTTATAATCCCGTGAAAGAGCTCTTTTTTGTTTTGCAACAAGACTCGGCTCGAGGGTACGACTACAGTAACACGGCAACCGTCGCCTCTTCGACGCAGACCATAGGAACAGGTGATCTTTTGAACAGTCTTGAACTTGGGTTCAATACAGTCACGCGTATAGACCCTACAGTAGGAACTCCGCAGTTTTTACGCATAATTCAATCTCTCGAGTTTCACACGCGAGTTCCAGATCGTCTGTTTTACATGTATTCCTTTAGTTTGGACCCGGAAGGAGAATCGCCATGTGGATCTGTGAATCTATCTCGAATTAAGAATCAAAATTTATACTTTAAATTCAATGTCAATCCGACAAACGTTAACATCAGGATATATGCCGTGTCGTACAACTTTCTCGAAACTTCGAACAACTCTGCAAAGGTGACGTTTTCCAATTTCTTCTAGTTAGAGACTTCCCGGTCTTACTACGTATGATGAAAACAGGTGATGGTACCATGGACACGGGTCACATAGAAACAGCCGCCATGGACCTTTTTCTACCTGTTATGGAGTCTGCAACGGTCCTTGCAGCTCACTATGCCAAAGCGTGTGGGCGCAACTGTGTGATGGCCGAGGACATGAGTTACGGGCTCATGTACGCCGCCAGGAACGTCACAGGACGTCAGGTGGGGTCTCTGTATCCTGAGATCTGGGACGAGGAAACGGACGAGTCGCAGAGCGACTCGGATTCCGACTCGGATTCGGAAGACCCATGGTCCCGGTACTCAGGCACCGATGAAATGGCTCAAAAAATGAATGAGTGCGCAGACACGTGGGCTCAGTGGACCCCGTCAAATCCAGCAGAACGTGCGCTGAAAAACGCAGTTGACAAAAACTCCTTTTTTGGTAGGGAATGAGGTATTGGGAGGACGACGAGGAGGAAGAGGAGGAAATAAGATACTCTAATATCCTCCAGGAGGAGGACTTTGAAGACGATGAAGACCCACCAGGAGGGTTTGAAGGTCTTCAAAGGGGATCGAACCTTATAGAAGAAGAGGAATACACGGGACCTCTTCCCTGGGACCCATCTGAAAGTTTTTTTACTTACATATAATACAAAAGATGGCTTCTACCGTTACGAGTGTTGCAACGACCGTAGAGTTTCAAGGTGTGAATGCCCTTCTGAACGGCTTTTCTTTTGCATCAGCACTGGCATGGTTCGCCGTTGTACAGGCTATCGTTCAAAAGTACGTGAAGAGTGGCCCAGGAATCAAGGGCTATACCGTTGCTGCCCTGATGACAACTCTCTTGTCAATTGTCGTGTTTATGATCGCAAAGACTTTCATAAAGAACGTGGAAATCAAGGAGCCAGTTCAGCCCATTTTCGCGGTCACTCGTTAAGAAACGGGTCGCACTGGAACGACCTTGACTCCTCCCGGCGGGAGTCCAGGGGCTGTGGAGCCCTGACCGGGTCCCCCAAACGTCTTATAGGCTACAATAGCCCCTATCAAAACTAAAACAATAATCCACCAGTGAAAACGCCTCTTTGGCTCGGGTGGTGGAGGCGGTTGTATTTTCATCGCCTCCACGATTCGTTTTATTTGAATCTCCTCCAAGGGTTGAGGAGGTGGTAAAGTCGGTTCAGGGTCCGGGGTCAGGTGAAGACGCAAAATGAATGAGTTTGTGTTCCAACCTCTAAAGTCCAAGAGGTTTCCAGTCTTGTCGACCCACCGAACAGTCAGTCTCTGAAGACTGTTGATGGGTTCAGGATAGTCCACGGAGACTCGATAGTCCTTATTTTCATGAAAATTTTTGATACAAGCAGAACTAACATCCATAACTATCGGGGCAAACGACCTGTTTGCATTTGAACCTGAAATTGTACCTGTCGTACCTTGAAGTGCTCCAGTATCTACGTTAAATGGCGTCCGTAGCTCATCAATATCCAGGTAAATATACTCGTTAAGGGAAAAGTCAACGAGGGTCGTAGACTTGATGATGTATTTTCCCTTATATACAGGGTCTAGAGGTCCTGCTAAAGCAGCCGTGTAAGTGTTACCGTTTGCAAGCCCGACCATGGTTGCAAACTCTGAGCTCTGAATTTTGAGTGTAAACGCGCTTGTGTTACTGAAAACGTAATGCCCTTCTTGTTGGAGGTAATCGAGAGTAACTGTTGCATTTGATGTAACAGCCTGAGCCAGTGTATATGCCGAGTAAAACCCAGGGTTCAAGGAGATGTTAGAGGAGGGACCTCCGGTCCCGACGCTGAAAACATTGGAGCCCTTCGTCAAGTTGTACATCGTGTTTGGTACACGAGCAGAGACCAGATCGACCCGCTCTATGTTTCGAATCGGTCGGGTCAAGTGGAGGACATATGAGTCGCCTGAAGGGTAAAGGTTAGAGTCCCTGTTCGCGGCATCTACAAAGAGAAGGCGAGTAGGGGCCGTAGGTGTATAATTCATTTACTAATTTAAGACTGGAATTTGTTTTCAAGTTCTGTAATGCGTTTATGAGCACTGTCGAGAGATCCTTGAAGCTCTTTGATTGCCTCGATCAAGAGACCAACCATATTTCCATAGGCTACAGTCAAAGTACCGTCGTCAGTCTTGTAGACCGCCTCGGGTAAAACCGCTTGAACTTCTTGAGCTATAACACCAGTTCGCCGTTCAGAACCGCCGTCCTTTCTGTTGAACGTGTACCCGCCAATCTTCAAAACTTTTTCAAGGGCATCCGGAATTTGTTCTATATTCGTCTTTATGTTTCGATCTGAATATGCGACGATATCTCCTGAGCATGTGAGAACAACACTACTGTCCGAAGCCGTTGGGTTTGTTAGCACGACTCCCGGGGCGGTCTGAATCGTTGAAGCACTAGCCGCATACGTTACAGCACTTGTAGTTACTGTACCGCTCAGAGGGTTTGTTGAGATGGAGGCAGTTGATACAGCAGTAAGTCTTCCGTACGTATCGTACGTCAAAACGGGAATGGCAGTCGTGCTTCCGACCGTTGCTCCAGCACCAACTCCTGAAGCCGGAAGATCACCGGCAGCTAAAGCTCTAAACGTCGGGGCGCCGCTTCCTCCTGAAGCTGGTCCGGCAAAAAGGTAATTTTGTGATGTGGATGTGAGACCCGTTCCACCGTTTGCGACAGAGAGGGCGGTACCAAGCGTAAGAGACGAGGCTGCGATAGTGTTTGAACCTGCAATGGCACCATAGTGAGTTCCGATAACGCCACTGGAAGCCACCAAACTTCCCGAGCATGTGAGAACAACGGTCGTACCTGAAGCCGTTGGGTTTGTTAACACGATTCCCGGGGCGGTCTGAATAGTAGATGCGCTAGCGCCGTAAGTTACAGCGTTTGTAGTTACTGTACCGCTCAGAGGGTTTGTTGAAATGGCGGCAGTTGATACAGTAGTAAGTCTTCCGTACGTATCGTACGTCAAAACGGGAATGGCAGTCGTGCTTCCGACCGTTCCTCCCGCGCCAACTCCTGAAGCCGGAAGATCACCCGCCACCAACACGCGAAACGTAGGAGCGCCACTTCCTGAAGCTGGACCGGCAAAGAGGTAATTTTGAGAAGTGGTTGTGAGACCCGTTCCACCACTCGAAACGGCGAGAGGAGTAGTACTCAGAGTAAGAGACGTAGCCGACAATGCTTGACAACTTAGACTCCCTGCAAACGTTGAAGAGCCTGTTCCTTGACTCGTAGTGTTTCCTGTGGTGACGCTATCACCATAATTGGTGATTGTCGGCATACTGATATAAAACTATATAAAATTCCTCGTCAAGCGAGCACTTCTATGAGTACCCTATATTTTCGACCAAAATTACTACAGTAAAGGAACGTTCGAACTCTGGGCCGGAATCGAGTTCTCATGGTAATCTGTACTGTCTGGAAAAATCGTCTTGAGCTGAGCGTACAAGTGTCCGTAGACTGAGTCGCCTATCTGAGAGTTGGACAAGACGACTTGGATTGGTGCACGGATGTTACACCCGTTCACTTTACTCGGGTCCGAAAAGACACGGTAACACGCCGTGACTCCGAACGTATTTGCACTAGGAACTGAGCGAGTATGCCCATCTGAAAGGGGTCGAGAAATTTATTGAGGTGTTTCTGAAGGGGCAAGGCGCCGCTCCAAGTCTCGTGCCTCTGGTTCTGTGAGGGGTGGGTCCGGTTCAGATGCTCCTTCAAATATCACAGGTTCAGAGTCCTTTGGTTCTTGTTCCTGATCAAACGTACATTTCATAGCCCAGTAGTATATGTCGTTTGGCTTGTCTCGCACGTCTTTCCAGTC